TTTAATATAGATTCCCAGATATCATCGATTTCTGTTTGGAATCCATTATGTACCCAGCCACCAACCTGCGCTTTATCAGGCCAGATGTTAAGGTCTGCTTTGAGATCGTTGATTTCTGTTGGTTCGGTTCCTCTACAGCATAAAACAAATTCTTCTTTGTTCCATACACAATGAGCTTGTGCGCCGTCGTGGTCGATAAAGATATGACCAGTATATCCAAGGGCTTTAAATTCCTTTTTTGCTATAGGTCCGTCTTCGTAGGCAATCTTTGCCATTTCTGCTTTGAGAATGGCTTCACTTTTTACATCACAAAATTGTACTTCTTTTTTCATATTAGCTCCATTTGGATATATACAATTGAGTTCAACAATATATTTATAAATATTTTCATATACAATATGAATTAAACTTGAGAGGATTACAATGTCAAACAATTTAAAAGAACTAACTCGAGCCCATCACGATAACGCAGAAAGAACAGAATTTGCAGATTTGTTATTAAGCGGTGAGATTAGTCCTAAATTATACCAAGAATACCTGCATGCTCAACTGCAGAACTATAAAGCTTTAGAAGGTGCTGTCTCTGTACCTATGGAACTAGAGCCTATCTTTAGATCAACCGCAATAGAAGAAGATCTTCAAGAAATCGAAGCTCTATATGATTTAGAAGAAGTCGAAGATGATCTTCCGTCAACCAGAGAATACGTTAAACACATTCATACTTTACTGGAGGAAGGAAATAATGAAGGTCTTCTTGCTCATCTATATGTGCGTCATTTTGGTGATGCTCATGGTGGTCAAATTATTAAACGTAATGTTCCTGGGTCAGGTCTTATGTATGAATTTGAAGATCGTAGAGAACTTATTACATTAACGAGAGAACTGTTACACGACGGTATGGAAGCAGAAGCAAAGAACTGCTTTGAATACGCAGAGAGATTGTTCCACGAATTAATTGAAAGATTCCATAACAATTCAGAAGAATACGAATCAGAGAATTACGCTTTGGCTCGAAAGATGGGTACCTTTGAGGAAGAGTAATGATTGTTGATTCGGAACTATTCGACCAGTTAAGAAACCTTGCTGCTACGTTAATTAACGACTTTGACTCCTCAATGGATCGAGTTGAGAACAAAAACCATACGGCTGACCTTGAAGGTTGGAAAGATTACTTTTGGGAAAGCGATACGATTCGTAAAGCCCATCTTAAAACAATTGAACCTGTTGGAAAGAATAAGTTATGGTTAATGCATATCAATATATTCCCACAAGAACATATTGATCTACCTATCTTCGGATTAGATATTGTTGCGAATCCTAAAAAGATTAGCGGTTGCTTTTGTGACTACTCTCCAATAGATGTTCTTCATAATGATAACCATCCGTATATGATTAAGTTTAGAACTGCAACCGAAGACCTTGAATGGAAGAAAGAAAGAGTAATGCCTGACTGGGCGTTAGAGATCTTTTCGGAAAACATTGTAGGTGCTGGTGCAATTCGTTCTGGTGAAGAAACGGAACAACTTGTTAACATGGCTTTGGAACTATCAAGATTCTATACAATGGAGATGGACAATCCTCAATACACTAAGAGATGGATTAATACTCTCGAACGACAGAATAAGTATTGCGCAAAACAAAAGCTTAACAGAATGCTTCATAGTTCAATTTTGGCAATGGGAATAACCGAGGAACGTAAGAATCAATACGTAGAAAACGTACTCTTTCAGGAAGTCTAACCTATAACGAAATGTAATATAATCTATTACTAAATATAATATAAATTTATAGTGGTTTTTTCTTCAACTCTGTATATATATTTTCTGTTACCGGTGGTAACATAATTTTATTTAATATATACCTCAAGAAGGAGAGAGATGACCACTTTAGCATTGATTGCTGGATACGAAAAATTAAGAGATAATGAAAAAGTCTGTAAGTTCTGTGAAATCACGCAATGTCTTACATTTATTACATTCCCTATCGCCCTGCCGTTCTTCATCATTGCCATTACACTTTCTAATTATTAATCAATAAATAGATTGACATCTGGCGCAAAACTTGTTATAATATATCCGTTCGATTGAAAAGGTTAACCCCTAACTGATTGAACGGATTTTTTATACATTCCAGAAAAATAACCATTGACATACATAGCAAACTATTGTATAATGGTTGTTCAAATTAAATAAAAACATTTTAGAAATTAACAAAAATAACTATTGACATATCCTGGCAACTAGTATATAATATAAGGTATACATGACTAAAAAAGAAACTAAGGAAAAACCTGATATGTCCGTTGTTGCTTTAACACCAGATAAAATCCACCACGAAATAAGCAGACACATTTCGGCAGGAGTACCATACATTGATGCTCTCGTTGACTACTCTGAGAAGAATGGTATTGAAATTGAAACGATCGCACAAATCGTAAAGAAGAGTTCGGTGTTGAAAGAAAAGATACGGACTGAGGCAGTTAGTTTAAGAATGGTGAAGAAAGAAGATGAACAAGATATCACAGACTTTAGTAAGTGATGATTCGTTTAACACGTACGTTAAATTTCTGGCATTAAAGAAACATTTCACAACGGACGGTTACGATTACTTTAAATACAATGGAAAAGTACGTGCAAACTTCGATACGTTTATGTCTCGAAACGACGCGTATTCGTTCGCAAAACTTTCTAAAAAAGATGACCCTCAAGGTTTAATTTTGAGTAATCTTTTAATAAATAAAAACATCTGGGTTCGAGACTTACTCGACAGTGAAGGAGAAGCCAGATACACGAATTGGAGGAAGAGGATAGAATCATTAGGCTATATCTTCAAATCCGAGCTTGCGCATCTTGATGATGAATACAAGCGAAACTTTATATCAAAAGATGGACAACATCCTTTGGTAATGACAATGTTGTTACAGAAGAAGATTAGTTTGGAGACATTTACTATTCTTGCTCACAGTGCGAATATATTTTCATACTGGCAAGAAAAAGTAGTTGACAAACACGTATCTTTTGATATAATAAACAAATCCAGAAAGTATAAACCCTTTTTGGATTTTGACGCAGATCGGTTTAAGAAAATAATCAAAGACCGATTTGTTATTTAATACTACGCAAATATAACGCTATATAACAGGAGAACTAATTATGGCACTAACAGACTTTTCTTCACTCAAGAAGAACCGCTCGAAGACTCTCGACAAGTTGAATTCACAACTAGAAAAGATATCTTCAAAATCCTACTCAGATCCGAACGCAGGAAAATTTTGGAAACCAACAAGAGATAAGGCAGGAAATGGCTTCGCAGTCATTAGATTCCTACCAGCCTCTAAAGGTGAAGAAATGCCTTTCGTACGAATTTGGGACCACGGTTTCCAAGGACCAACAGGACTTTGGTATATCGAGAACTCACTAACCACCATGAATCAGGATGACCCAGTATCAGAGTTTAACTCTAAGCTGTGGAACTCTGGTGTTGAAGCTGATAAAGAACAAGCACGTAAACAGAAGCGCAGGCTGAAGTATACTGCTAACGTCTATATCGTTAAAGACCCAGGCAATACTGAAAATGAAGGTAAAGTATTCATGTATCAGTTTGGTAAAAAAATCTTTGATAAATTGAATGATCTTATGAACCCTACGTTCGAAGATGAAGAACCAACCAACCCGTTTGATTTATGGGAAGGTGCAAACTTCAGATTGAAGATCCGTCAATTCGAAGGTTATCCGAACTACGATAAATCTGAATTCGATCCCGCTACTCCATTGTCAGAAGATGATGCAGAGTTGGAAAGAGTTTGGGGAGAACAGCATCCTCTACAGGAATTGGTATCTGAAGGTAACTTCAAATCATATTCTGAATTGAAAACTAAACTCTATCGTGTACTTGATCTACAAAATAATGCACCGACTGCTTCGGCACCGGTTACTGAAACGGCAGATGAATTGGATTTATCCAGTATGTCTAACGATACGTCTGAGCCAACAATGGCAACGGCAGAAGCTTCAGTAGGCTCAACCGCTAGTGATGATGATGATGACCTTAGTATTTTTAAGGAATTGGCACGTAGTTAAACAACTGTCGGGGATCGCAAGGTCCCCTTTTTTAAGGAGGTCTTATGACTATTGAAAAAGAAACAACCATTCTCGATTTTGATTTTGGTTTTACAGCTGTTGACGCCGATGAATTAGAAGTTGTTCAACAAGCAAAGGAAGCAGTTACTACAACCGCAGCTTCTGCTGAGTCGAGCGCTGCTAAGGCAAAATTAATTTATGATGCGGTAGTACCGCTATTGAATAACTTAAAAGCAAACCCAGAAAAGGATTACATCTATTGGCCAAACCGATATGAGAAACTTGATGCGTTTGCCGATAAGTTGCATCAAATTCTAAGTGGAGAATAAAATATGAGTTTACTCGATAAAATGTTGAAGGCAGGTTCGGTAAAAGGATCTTCGGTTCTTTCCAAATCTAACTTCTTCCAAGCAAAGGATCCTATTAAAACAGATCTTCCTATTGTTAATATTGCCTTTAGTGGTAGTCTTAATGGTGGATTGATTCCTGGGTTAACGGTCCTGGCTGGTGTATCTAAAAGTTTCAAAACGCTTTTAGGTTTATATTGTATGAAGGCATACCTTGATAAGTATAAGGATGGCGTTGCTATTCTATATGATTCAGAATATGGTATTACGCCTGATTATTTAGAAAGTTTTGATATTGACATTGACCGTGTTATTCACGTGCCATTGGAAGATATAGAACAGTTGAAGTTTGACTTAACAAGACGTCTTGATGAAGTTAGTAAAGGTGATCGTGTCATGATTATGATTGACTCAATCGGTAACCTTGCTTCCAAGAAAGAAGTTGATGATGCTATGGATGGTAAATCTGTTGCTGATATGACAAGAGCAAAACAGCTCAAGTCACTATTCAGAATCGTTACACCTAAACTGACTACTCGTGATATTCCTTGTATTGCTATCAACCATGTATACCAAGAAATCGGTCTGTTCCCTAAGAACATCGTTTCAGGTGGTACAGGTATTATGTATAGTGCAAACCAAGTATTCATTATTGGTAAAGCTCAGCAGAAGGATGGCAAGGACTTGGAAGGTTTCAAGTTTACTATTAATATTGAAAAGTCAAGATACGTTAAGGAAAAATCAAAACTTCCTTTCACTGTATTATTTGATAAAGGTATTCAGAAATGGTCATCGTTAATGGAATTGGCTTTGGAGTCAGGACATCTTGATTCTAAAACTCAAGGCTGGTATAACGAAATCAATATGGAAACCGGTGAAGTACTTGAACCAAAACGTAGAGCGAAGGATATTATGCTTGATGATGAGTTCTTTGAACGTATCATGAAATGTCCTAAGTACAACGAATATATTGAACGCAAGTTTAAACTTAACGCAGCAGTAATGGGAGATGCAAATGCTAGAGAAGACGATCTTATCGAATCTGATACTGAATGAGGATTATTGCCGTAAGGTATTTCCATATTTAAAAGAAGATTATTTCGATGACACTGTACTTCGTAAAGTATTTGAAACGGCTTCCGAGTACATGGAAAAGTACAAGGAGCCGCCTTCACTTGAAGCTTTAAAGATTGCTGTTGATAAACGTAAGGATCTGAACGAAGATACGTATCAAGGTGTTCACCAGTTAGTTGATAGTATGTCAATTGACGTTGATACCAATATGGAATTTTTGATTGATGA